AGCTCGAAGAGCTCCCTGGTCGCAAAGGGGCTCGCTACGGTGGGCGAGGCGAAGCCTTGGGCGAGCGCAAACCCGCGCCAGCATTGGGCTTTCAGCCCTAGGCCGGGAAAAAGAATCCGACCCCAGACCCCACGGCTTCCGCTTCCCTATAAGGGAAGACAATAGACCAGAAAGGCCACCTAGAGTCGGCTACCCAACAATCACAAGTGATTGACCCAAAAGGAAAACAGACCGGCACAGAATCGGTATCTACCGATTTACAGGCGCTGGACGACGAAAAACCGGGGATTACCTACGGTAAACGGCGGAATCGAGGCGAACAGACCCAACAGACCACGACCAGACACGACCCTAAAGGGTCGAGCCACGGCACAGCTACGTCACAGTCACCTAGCAAAGCTAGGTTTCATGCGGGTTTGCGCCTGATTGCAGGTCATGCGGGCAGTCCGAAGGACGGCGAGAGTGCGTGTGGGTGGGGGTGGGGGCGGGTGGGCGCATGGCCACGAGCGTGCCAGGGGGGCGTCTGAGCCTCTACCTATCTCCCCCATACACACGCTTCCCCTTCCAAAACCCAGTGGGAACCCAGTCGGTACCCAGTGGGGTACCCAACCCTAACCCAGGGCTAACCCAGAGAAAACCGGATCGAAAGCTAACCGAGAACCAATAACCAATAAAAGTAAAAGGTAGAGTAGACGCCACGGGGTGGCGGGGGGTAGGTGGACATTTGGGTGGGGAGGGGGGAGGTCTTCGGGACTCCTGCCGGTTTTTGCTAATTCCAACAAGACCCCTTGTAATTCCGGATCTGGAAGCTATAGTCCGGGCCAGGATGGAAGAAGTCTCCTCCAGCGGCTGGTGAGGCATAACCACCGCAGTCAGGGGCTTCTCTCTCGCTCGTGTCTCCTCAAAGGGGCTGACCTGACCGGCTGGCCCACGACACGGGCCAACTCAATGAACTGCTATGGCAACCAAGAAACAATCCCGTGAAGAACAGTTGAGCGTACGTCGCCAACAGATCCGGGATGAGCACGCCACTGCGGTTCGCGAAAAGATTCAGGTCACGCAGATCGTTGAGCGTTTGCAGAAGTTTGCGCTCGGCGATTCCAGGACGAAGGTTACGTCGGCTCAGTTGAAGGCGATGGAAATGCTCCTGGACAAGACGGTTCCAAACCTCGCGTCGGTGAAGCATGAGGTCGACGCGAAGCAGGTGACATTCCTCATCGACACGAGCGTTCCCGATGGCCCAGCAAACAATTCAGTACCGGCCTCCGGGTAAGGTAGCCGCCGCCTTCCATAATTCGACCGCCTTCGTTCGCGGCATCAAGGGCCCAGTAGGGTCGGGCAAGTCTTCGACTTGCTGTATGGAGATCATCAAGCACAGCCTGAAACAGACTCCCCACAACGGCTGGAGGAAAGCACGCTGGGCGGTGATCCGGAATACCTACCCGGAATTGAAGTCCACCACGATCAAGACCTGGTCGCACTGGATGGACGAGGAGCTCGCGCCGATCAAGTGGGACGCCCCGATTACCTGCACCTTGAAGATCAAGGACTGCGGGGATGGGAACGGGTTGGATCTCGAGGTCATCTTCATCGCGTTGGATAAAGCCAGTGAGACTGGCAAGCTCCGGTCGCTCGAACTGACAGGAGCGTGGATCAATGAAGCATCGGAAGTGCCCCGTGAAGTGTTTGACATGGTCACACAACGTGTCGGGCGCTTCCCGGCTAAGAGTCACGGCGGTGGCCCTGTCCACCCGTGCATCATCCTCGACACGAACCCGCCTGACGACGACCACTGGTATTACAAGATTGCTGAAGAGGACACCCCCGAAGGATGGGAGTTTTTTGACCAACCAGGTGGTCTCATTCGTATTCAAGAGGGCGATGACGTTCGGTATGAGCCGAATCCAGAAGCGGAGAATGTCTTCAACCTTCCGCAAGGCTATGAGTACTACCTGAAGATGGTGGGTGGTAAGACCGAGGACTGGATCAAGATCTTCGTCCTTGGGCAGTACGGAACCACCGCTGACGGTAAGCCGGTCTACCCGGAGTACAACGACAAGATCCACTGCGCCGACAACGAGCTCGAGGTCAACCGTGGAGCCCCGATCTATCTGGGCTGGGACTTCGGGCTGACGCCAGCGTGCATTGTTGGACAGATCACACCCAAGGGTCAGATGGTGATCCTTGAAGAGTTCGTCGCCGAGGACATGGGCATTCGCCAGTTCGCGGCGGAGGTGGTCAAGCCCGCCCTGATGAACAAGTACCACGGTTGCAGAATCATTAGCCGTGGCGACCCCGCTGGGGTCAACAGATCACAAGTCGACGAGCGAACCTGTTACCAGGAGCTCCTCGAGGTGGGCATTGCCAGCGAGCCCGCCGACACCAATGACTTCATCCCCCGCCGAGAGTCTGTCGCGTTCTTCTTGAACAAGATGGCTGGCGGGGAACCCGGATTCCTCCTGTCACCCAACTGCCGCCAACTCCGCAAGGGGTTCATCGGCGGATACCGCTACGAGCGGTTGAAGGTCGCAGGGGAGAGATACCGGGATCGCCCGGTCAAAGACCGGTTCAGCCACCCGCACGATGCGCTTCAGTATCTCTGTCTCGCGGCGCGGGAGGGAGGAAGAAACGTGCGAGCACGATCAGTAGGTAGAGCGTCCGCCAAAGCGTGGACGTAAGGAAGTAATCCATGACCCAGGTATATCAGGCCATTGCACCCGTCTCCGCAGACGTCAGTGCCGCACAGCCGGAAGGCGTGGACAACTCCGACCTGATTGCCTCTGGAATTTCCGGTCACATCACGAATTGCTGGAACAAAGCCAAGTTCCAGAAGCAACGCATCACTGAGCGCCTCCTCGCTTGTGAGCGCCAGCGCCGTGGGGAGTACGACCCCGACAAAGCGCAGGAGATTGCACAGACCGGCGGCTCCGACATCTACATGATGATTACGGACGTCAAGTGCAACGGCGCGAAGGCGTGGATTCAGGACGTCATGTTCCAGGACGACCGTGGCTTCGACCTGTCGCCAAGCCAGGAGCCGCAGATCCCGCCCGAGGTCAAGATGTCCATCATCGACTTCGTGCGCCAGGAGGCGATGGAGTTCTTGGCTCAAGGCCAACAGATGCACCCGGACGCTTTCCGGGAACGCCTCGAGGAAGTCCACGACACGATTCTGTTGCGTATCCGCGACGAAGCCAAAGAGTGCGCCGAGCGCATGGGCGGCGTCATCCAGGATCAGATGCAAGAGGGTGGCTACAAGCGGGCGATGGAAGACTTCATCGACGACTTCGTCACCTACCCGACCGCGATCCTGAAAGGGCCCACCGTCCGGAAGAAGAAGAAGCTGACCTGGGGCCCGAACTTCGTGCCCATCGTCACCAACGACTTCTTCCGCGAGGTGGAGCGCGTCTCCCCCTACGACATCTACCCGAGCCCCAACAGTTCCGGCGTCGATGACGGCTTCCTGATCCAGCGCCACCGCCTGACCTCCAAGGACTTGGAGTCCATGAAGGGTGTGCCCGGATACAGCGACGGCGACATCGACCAGGTGCTCGTCCGCTACGGGAACAGCGGCTTCCGTCTGTTCGAGTACGGCGACCAGCAACGCGACAACCTCGAGGGCAAGTACTACAGCCGCCTGTACCAGGACGGCCTGATCGAGGCGCTCGAGTTCTGGGGCCCGGTGATGGGCGATATGCTCATCCAGTGGGGCATGAAGGACGTTGACCCGACCAAGGTGTACGAAGTCAACGCTTGGCAGATCGGCTCCTACGTCATCAAGTGCGTCATCAACCCTGACCCGTTGGGTCGCCGCCCCTACGAGATCGCGCAGTGGCGCAAGATCCCCGGCGCGTTCTGGGGCACGGCTCTGCCCGAGGTGATGCGCGACGTCCAGGTCATGTGCAACGCCGCCGCTCGTGCGCTGGCGAACAACATGGGCATTGCGTCTGGCCCGCAGGTTGACGTCGCCGTTGACCGCCTCGCCGATGGCGAGGAGCTCACGCAGATGTACCCGTGGAAGATCTGGCAGACCACCTCGGACAAGACCGGTGGCAACCAGCCAGCCATCCGCTTCTTCATGCCTGAAATGAAGGCGGCGGAGCTGATGGGCATCTACAACCAGTTCGTCCGTCAGGCCGACGAAGTGACCGGCATCCCGAACTATGTGTATGGCGCGGGTGGCGGTGGCTCCGGCGCAGGGCGCACGGCGTCCGGTCTGTCCATGCTGATGGACAACGCCGCCAAGGGCATCAAGGCCGCGATCCTGTCCGTCGACCATGTGGTCACGATGGTGGTCAACCGCTTCTACGTCCACAACATGATGTACAACCCCGACCCGTACATCAAAGGCGACTTCAAGATTGTGGCGCGTGGAGCGATGGG